TACCCAATCTATTAAATCTAAAAAAGATGGCGAATCAGTACAGGAGAAGTGCGTAGGAAACATCATTTAAAAAAACCCCTTAATCATAAATGGACAATCTGAACGTTCTCGTAGAAGCGAAGAAGGAATATCTCGGACAGATGTGTATCATCATGTGCCCACCTATGATTGAAGTTTTTCAGGAGATGTATGCTGAATCTGTGAAGACCTCTAAGGGTAAACAAGTTCTCATCATGTTTCAAAAGTTGTTAAAAGAGGTTCCTAATTGGTCGAATGCGATGTCTAAACGTCATTCTGATAACATCACAGACAGGTGTTCTTGGTTTGGTGACCTTTTAGCAGCTGTATTTGTTGCCTGTACAAAGATTCTCTCTGCGGTTCGCCTCAAGGCTGACAACAAGAAGATTTCCCTGAAGCTTCCTACCGAGGAAGTATTTATTCAAACGTGTTACAATAATGCCGCCCGGGACTTGTACAAAGATCCTTATATTTTTCACGAAGAACAGAGTGAATACGCTCGTGATGAGAATCTCACGATGCGTTTTTCCCTCACCATCGAAAATACCGTAAAAGAATTGATCCCTGTTCAACAAATCCTCCAAACGTATATGTCCCAAGAGACAAGGGATATTTCTCTGGATGGAGAAGTCGAAGACACCACCGACCCAGACGTTCTTGACGAACATATGGATGAAACCCTGGGTGAACCCGAACCCGAACCTGAGCCTATGATGGAACCAGAACCCCTAGATGAAATGAATGGTATGGGCGACCCCCAACCCACCGGGCTTGAAAATGAGTTCAAAACTGTACATGGTGTGCACGCACCTGAACCAGTCTCAGAACCAATCGCAGCACCACCACCCCCTCCCTCCCCATACCCCCAGGAACAATCTACAGACGATGACGTATTATTTGGTGATGCACCAGACCATCGTACAAAAAATCCCCGGTATAATTAAATGGAACTCTCCGATCATTTGCGCGACCCAGTGAGTGCCGCCCTAATTGCAGCGGGAATAACTGCTGCTTATATTCACCTCAAAGCTTATTTGAATAATGAAGGTAAATTAGAACTCAATAAATATACCAAACCCGCTGTCCTCAACGCAATACTGGTATTTTTTATTATATCAGGTGGTTTAGCTCAGAAGGAAGCTATCTCTAGTGAACCTTTCTAAACTTAAAGATTAACCAATAGTATAAGAATATGGCGTCCGTCTCTGCGTTTAACGATATGATGAGTCAATTTCTTGTGGAATTGCACAAGACTTTTCCAGATGAAAAAGGCATTAAGAAAATGCTCACCTCCTTCGACATGTTGAAGTCCACCAATCCCCGTCTCGTCGTAAACGGTTTTATGGATGGTGTCACCCCTTACGCGGGAAAAATTTCTGCTAAGGATGAGTCCTTTTTACTCGAAGAGGTTGAGAACATAGAGTTTCTCAGGGAACTTGATATTAAGAAGTATTGGGGTAACATGTCCACAAATACAAAGGCTGCTACCTGGCAGTATCTCCAAACACTGTACATGCTCGGTACGACTATCACTTCCCTCCCAGATGACACTCTTTCGCAAATTGAAAAAATCGCAAAGGGTGTCGCAAATCAAATGCAGGATGGAGACGGTGAAATCGACCAAGACGCTCTCATGAAAATGATGGGTAGTATGATTGGTGGTCTTCCCAAAAAATAAACCTAACATATACTAAATGAAGACCTGGTTCGACGATCCTCAGCAGCTCGTGAGGGCTGACCAGGTTAATCAATTCTGGCCAACAAATGAACAAACTCCAGAAGACCGGGTTAATGCCGCTTCCCGATTCATAATTTATGTATGCACCATACTATATCTCATTCGCCGTGACCCCAGGGTCTTTGTTTTGGGTGCGACTGTCATCGCTGTTATTTACGTTCTTTATAAGTCTAGGATGGTTAAGGAGACGTACGGTGGTTCGGTTGAAGGTGTGAGCTGTCAAATGCCAACATCCGACAATCCCATGGGAAATGTCATGATCACCGATTTTAGTGACGCACCTAATAGATTAGAGGCGTGTTATTACCCCACCGTTAAACCGTTTGTGAACAGTTACACCAGTGACCGCATTCCATATGATGCCGGTCGTTCTCGTTCGCCTATGCCTAAGTATCTTCGTAACGCCATGGAACGTCAATTTGTTTCAAACCCTGTGACCAAAATCCCAGGGGACCAGACGGCTTTTGCGGAATCTCTTTATGGGCGAAAAAATGCTCCCATGTGTAAAAGTGACACTCGCTTCTGTAATCCCAACGCTCGAGGTGTTCAACTCGAGGCATTTTCGGGTCTCGGCAGTCACGGTGATAAGCGTTCTGGCATGTTTGCTAGATAAATATTCTTATGTAATAATAAATGGCATATCAACTTCAACCTGGACTTTCCATTGTTCAAAATACGGGTGCCGTTCCTCCGGTAAAAGCAAACGACGAAATTTTTGTCTACCCCCAGCCCAGTGCTTTAAACTGTGGTGATTGCCGCCCCAACACTATGTTGTACGGTACCGCCCCTTATATGGCGGGTAAGGGTTCACCAGCGCAGTATATCGAAACGAGTGATCAACTTCGCCCTCAATCTACTTCACGATTTAACAAGCATATAATTCAGACGTACGAGCGTAACCTTTTTCCCCTCTCTAACATGGAGTGTAAGGTTCCCCTTCGTACTCAGAAATATGACCCATCTAGTACCCGCGCCGAACTCCAGAATGGACTGTTTGAGCGAAGGTATCTTAATAAAAATGTTAATAAGAAGTAAGAATGGCTGATCCTATATCGCTCATGGCTGTTGCTGGTCTTGTTTTTGCCGGTAGGAATTTGAGTACCAAGTCTGCACCACCCAAGGTCGACAACGTACCACCAACAATGAAAAATCCTGAAATAGTAGAATCTAATAACTTTGACGCCTCCCCCGAAGTTCCACACAAAATGGAAATGGAAAATTTTGGTGATATCAGCCCCCAACAACGTAGTGGTGGTCAAGAAATTCTGAACATGCGCAATCGAATGTATGATCATGGTCGTATGAATAATTTGTCACCTATCGAGAAACAGCTCGTCGGTCCGGGTTTGGGGGTCGGTGCTCACGTACCCGCCGTTGGTGGTTTTCAACAGACCTTTCGTGTGAATCCGGTGAATGTTGGTGAATATCGGTTAACCACACTTCCAGGACGTACAGGTCCAGCAGCGGATGTTACAGGTGGTCGCTCTGCGAAGGTTGGTGAGCTTACACACAATAAACCAGAGACCACATCTTTCCTCCCATCAAGGAGACCCACCATGGCTGGTCGGGCACAGGGGATGTCGGGTGTTGTTCCTCGTAATGAACATGAAAAGACCAAGCGTACCACTAACCGTTCAGAGACTGGTCACCGCGCAGATGGTTTAGGATTCAATGGTGCGAAGCGATTCGTATCAGCGGGTGCGATGCCACAAGATCCCACTCGATTCAAGACTGACCGCACAGATGAACAATACACATACATGAATCATCCAGCACCAGGTATTCACAGTCATCATGGCGCGTACACCAATAGCGCCGCTGTAAAGGTGGCTTCTAAGAATAACGAAGAACTCATGAAGTATGGTTTCCGCCCAGAAGACCGACGAGGAAAGCCAAACCGGATGGGAAATGCGGGTCGCATGAATGTTCGTGAAACAGCTCTCAAACAGGGTGGTGCTCTTACTGCCGTTCGTTCGGATACTACGCGTATCGATGGACGTGTCAACGCGGCTAATGGTGGATGGACGCAACAGTATCAACAAAAGCCGTATCATCAATTTAATGCCTACAAGGGTAATGCGAATCCCAACACTAATAACCTCGACATAGCCAAGAGACAGCTCCAGAATAACCCCCTTTCTCATTCACTCTCTCATTAATTTTTTAGTTCATTAGACAAAAACATTCATTAAAATATTATACATATATTTTAATGAAGGTCCACACCCTTAACATAGATAGTGGTGAGAGAGATACCAATGTATATTCATACGCTAATAATTATACCGTTACTTTGGATAACCCTATTTATGATGTAAAAAATATCAAACTTGTATCTGCAAGAATTCCCACACCACAGTTGATTACATGTGTGACGAACAAGACATTTAGTGTGGATGGAAATGTTTTTTCATTAGATGAAACAAACTACAGCACAGGAACAGAACTAGCCAGTGACTTGGCTACTAAACTCGCACCACCAGATTCTAATATAAACTCGGTCGTGTTTGATACAGATACAAACGCGTTGACATTTTCTAATACACACGCGTCTGATAATGCATTCACACTTGAATTTTATGATGGTACGAACGGGTATTCGAGTAATTCTTCACAGTTTACAACACCCCACCAGGTTTTGGGTTTCAGTTCAGGGAACCATAGTTCGGTGACTGATAGTATCAAATCTGGGGCTATAAATATAAATGGACCAAATTCGTTGGTATTAAAATTGACGACGGGTTCTGATGAGTTTACACAATCTGTGTATACATCCACACCTTTCTATACTGGGCATATACTTCTAGACGGCTCCAATTTCATCAATTTTAACGGAGCTGACGATATGTTAGTGCATAATTTTCATAGTGGAAGTCAAAAAATGATACAAGATATCAAAGTAGAGTTTTTTTATATGAGTCATGGTCGACTCATTCCATATGATTTTAGAAATCAAGATCATATATTGAAATTTGAAATCACAGGTTCAACTGATAAATTAGAAAATTTACCAAAAGTTTCTATAGAAGAGCCCAAGAAGGTTGAAAAGAAAGAGCCAATAATAAGTATTCCTGAAGTTGTGAAGAATTCTTATACATGGAGAAAAGAGTATTTGTATATAGCACTAATTATTTTAGCTGGACTATTCCTGATGTTTTTAATGAAAAGCAAACCGTTTAGCGGGTTATCGCGTAGACGGGCTGTGCGGGCTTAGAAGCCTTACCAGTAATCCTGGAGATGACTAAGAAGACAACCACAGAGAGGAGGGAGGTAAGGACTGCGGTCATGGCGTACTGAGCACCACCATTCTTGGGGACCTTTACGATCTGGGTGATGGTCCAGCGAACAAAGTCCATCCACGACATGGCAGCGGCGAAAGAGAAACCACCGACAATCGAGTTGAGGGTCTGGGTCTGGAGTTCTTGGGTGACAAGGTTTACGGTCTGGAGAGCGGCGGCCGACATGGTTGTTGTTATACTATAGGTTGGGAAAAAAATTAATCATCTGTGATTTTCTCCTTTTTCACGGGTTTTTTAAACTTTTTTTTCTTTATTGTTTTTGTTTTTGAAAATAATTGTTCATCATCTGATGAATCATCACTAGAGCTTGAATCTAAGTTTGAAATATGTAACTTAGCTTTATCAGAAAAATTCCATCCTTCAGGTTCTGAGATGCTCATTACTATTAATAGCATTTTTTAACATCTCTTCTGTCGGATTCTGGGGTTTCCAATCACCCCAGCGGTCATATGCGTCGTTCACCTGTAAAAAAATGGGGTTGTTACCGGAGTAACGTTCGAATGGTGGGCAGTCTTCTGGTGGAATAGTGGGCATTTCTTCATCTTTGTCGTCATCGTCAACCTGTTCATATATATCTGAGTAAATAGAACCAACGTCTTCACCGACTTTATACATCGCACAATACTTTGTTGCATATTCCACATCTTCTGGAAGGAGAGTATCTCGTCCACAAGCTTTGGAATAGTCACACGCAAGTGTTATACCTTTTTCAAAAACTGGAAGAATAATATTAGTCATGGTTTGAATATATTGTTCAAACATAGCGTCTCCAGCATCACCGAAGCCTGTTTGCATATTCATCTTTATTGTTTAGAATCAAAAAGAGTTTCGGCAATTCCCTCGCGTATACGAAGAGTATTATAGCTCAAAGCGTAAATACGTACTTGCCTTTTAAAATCAGGACAATTTGTGAGACTTAGGTTCACGAGTTGCTCTTTCACTAAACTAAAGTTAACCTGTCCTGTTGGATACCACTCTTCTGGTTGGAGGGCGAAACTATACGAGTAAAATCGACGAATGAGTTGTGTTTTTGAATGATGAATCGCCCCCTGGACAGCCTTTAGAAATATGACATTCCCTGTGTCACGTGTGATAATCTCCTGACCATCTAATGTGAGTGTTAGATGATCTAAATTTTCATAAAGTATAAATTTTCCACCTTCTACACTGGCTGTATTATCATAATCAAAAATCGTTACAAAATTACCCTGACTCACACCATCCCCGGTAGTCCCCTGTCTCTGAATAACAAAGTAGAGTTCCTTCACGGGATTGTCGAAATCTAACTTGAACTTTCCTGTGTTAACACCAGCGTCTACATCGAATATGTTTTGCTGAATCTGTGTTATGAGATAATCTCTCTTCATTTTTTGAAATTTAATTCGTTCTTCACAGTCTATGAATATAAGTTCTGTACAAAGTTGAAATTCTTTAATTTTGAGTGTTTCATTTAGTGTGATATACGTACCATCACCCTTGATAACCAAATCTTGTACATCTCTCAGTTTGAACTCCACTTCTACTTCCTGTTTCGTGATAGCGCACAAGGGTATGGCAAGTTCTGGGTGATTGTAAAAATAAAAGGGAATATCTATGAAAAAGGTCTCATCGGTGTCGAGACCAAGGGTATCGTGTATGATTATACCCGTGTTACCTCCACCACCCGATATTACTTCACCCACCTTTTTATCAGTCGTTCGTAATGGATACTTACCGATAAGTTGTTCGAGTCCCTTTTGTTTTGTTTGTGTGACGTTATGTTCTGAATATATCTGAAGATAGTCGCTCGTTATACGCTGTATAACCTTACCACCGATTATCAATTCTACATGTTCAATCAAAGCATGTGCGACCGATTCGATATACATCGTGGTACTCGTTAGAATTTCGGGGAGTGTACACCTCACACTGATGGTTTTCAGGATATCTCCCTGATTCTGTGGAATCTTAAATCTAACTTTTTTTCCAAAATCGGCTCCATTTTCTGAGTCTATATCGACATATTCCCTGGAAAAATTCGAATGCCTCTTGAAACTTTCGATGAAATGACTGTAGTCTGGATCTAAAGTGAAAAATTCCTCTTGAGGCCCAGTCGCCATTAGTTGAATTTGTCCAGCCATTACTACTATATCCATCTAAAATTTTAATCCAGCTAAACCACTATTAATGTGCAAAACGTTGTAATTTATAGCATAAATACGTGTCGTACTGTCATAAGATGCGTAGGCGGGTGGCACCGCGATTTCGATTGTGAATAGTTTATGTGAGATACGACTCATATTGACTTGCCCGGTTGGATGGGGGGATTCGGGCTGTAATGCAAATGAGTATACACCGAACGTGGAGGGACCCAATTTTGGAAGTACCCCATTAAACGGTTGTGTTGCATTCACTAAAGCGGATGGTACGTTCACGTGGTGTTTAAGTGGTTGTTCATATTCTAAGAATAAACCACCCCTGTTAAATACGATTTCATTATTGAATCTCAATTCTGCATTTACTATACTATTGTACCAGTTTGATACGTTGGTGAGATAAGCAACGTCATTTTGTGATGTGAATAATAATTCTTTCACAGGATGTTGAAAGTTTAACATGACACTTTTCTTATTTTCACCAGCTTTCATGACAAATTTAGACATTTGAACTTGTGTGATGACGTAATCGAGTGGGCGGGTCATGAGAAAGTTTCTTTCTTCTTCTGTCAAATATACAAACTCGGTATCGAGTGAAAACTTTAAGATTGAAGCAGATGCATCAGCATATGAATCACCTGGATCTGTGCTACTCACGTTTCGAACGAGATCTAAAATTGGTTTTAGTTTAATTCTCACCTCTACGACTTGTTTTTGAAGTGCACATGTCGGTATAGCCAGTGATGGGTTCCTGTAAAAATAGAAAGGAATATCCAGGAAATACGTATATGGATCCGCATAACTTAGATAATTACCGTGTCCATTAAGAAAGTACAGTGTTTGCTCGATGTCATCATTCGTATTATGAAGTTGTTGATGCATATAGATGTACTCTCCTGTAATTCGTTGAATGGGTTGTCCACCTATTAAAAGTTCTGCGTAGTCTATCATATGAGTAATTATAGACGGTGACCACACCATATCGTTTTCGTCACCGTCATCTGGTTTGGGATCACTCAGTGTAACCTTCAACGTAACATTTTTAATTAAATCACCTTTGTCACCCGGTATCGTGCATATGACAGTCTTATCAAAATCTATATCCCCATCGAATTGGCTCTCAACATAATCAAAAGCAAATTTTGAGTGACGTTTGAAATTTGTTAGAAAGTACGAAAACTGTGGTTCACCTGTGAGCCATTCATCTTGGACCCCAGTGGCAGCAAGTCTCAGACGACCAGCCATTCCTACTGTATATGAGTAAAATTTTGGTAAATAAAACGAGACAGTACATTAGAATGAATCTTCAATTGAGGAAATTCAAACCCGAGACGATCACGGATGACAGGGTGTGTGTTTTCATAGGTAAGCGTAACACCGGTAAATCAACTCTGGTGAAAGATATCATGTATCATAAGAAACACCTCCCGGCAGGTATTGTACTATCAGGAACAGAAGAGGGTAATCATTTTTATTCCGAGTTCATCCCAGATTTATTCATTTACGGTGATTATGACAGAGATGCTATAGAGAGGGTTATGGCCCGACAGAGAAAGTTAGTAGGTGGGGGTAAAACGAATTGTGGGGCCTTTATGCTTCTGGATGACTGTATGTACGACTCAAAATTCCTAAAAGATACGTGTATTCGTCAGTGTTTTATGAACGGTCGTCACTGGAAGATCTTCTTCATGCTCACAATGCAATATGTTATGGACTTACCACCGGCACTACGAGCCAATGTGGATTATGTGTTCATTCTCAGGGAGAACATTATTCAAAATAGAGAGAAACTTTACAAATCCTTTTTTGGTATTTTTCCATCTTTTGATATGTTCTGTAAGGTGATGGATGCTTGTACGGAAAACTATGAGTGCCTCGTGTTAGACAATACGGTAAAATCTAACAAGATTCAGGATTGTGTATTTTGGTACAAAGCAACTGTTCGAAAGGGTTTCAGGGTCGGAGGACCGAGTTTATGGAAACTACACCAGAAGATGTACAACCCAAAACATCTCCAACAGAGGGAGGATGACGCTAAGAAGGCTACGAAGAAGACAAAACTCAAAATCACCAAGACGAAATAGGTGCGTCCTCTTATTTGTTCTAAAACATATTGGTATATTAAATGGCTTCTGATAAAGTGTATACCATGAATCTTTCAGACGACGGGGAAGGAATGGTTCCCATTAGTCAGAATCAGTCCACATCTTTTATAAAAAACGAAGCGCAAATTCAACCTGAAAAAAATGTGAGTCAAAGTAAAGAGACGATGGATTCTACTCCCATTAACGATATTATGATGGAACCCCCTATGATGACCGATGAACCCAAAATGCAGGGTATGATGCCCCAGATGACTGCCCCCCAGCCTCAGGGAATGCACGCGCAACAGGCTGAGAAGCCCGCCAGTAAGAACCCTATGAATCTCACCGACGAACAAATGACCGCTCTTCTCGTGGCGGCGTGCACAGGTCTTGCGGTGAGCAAGCCCGTCCAGGACAAGTTGGCGACTTCTATCCCCAAGTTCCTTAACGAACAAGGGGGTAGGAGTATGGTTGGCCTCGCGACTACCGGTGTAGTAGCCGCGATTGTCTTCTATTTCATGAAGGACTATGTAGTCAAGCCTTAAACAGGCCTTTCCCAGCCCATATTACTATAAATAGAATTATCAATTCCAGAATAATACGTACCCAAAGCACCTAGAGCAAACGTTCCCGCTAACAAGGCACTCAATTTAAGTTTCTTGTTAACGTCAGCTTTATGATCAGTCATAGCTTTCTTTGTTTCAGATGAAATCTGATTGATGAGAAAGGTAATAACTAACGCGATGAAAGTCGTGGAAAGGAAAAATACTCGGTCTACCGCGAGACGTGGGATGTTACCGATGGCGAATCGAATAACATTAGGTATAATGACAGTAAACCATATGAGGTTTAAATGGTAACTCTTGGATATAAGTGGTACGAGTGTTACGACGTATAGGAGTATCCAGTACGCGATGGCCGTAATCAAAATGTTTACCGGCGTCTTCATTTAAACTAAACTGAGATTATTTATCCTGAATGTGCTGACCACAGAATTCAGTTCTCTCAGGAATTTGTTCATAAATACCCAAGTTTACACAAATATCACGAAGTTCGATATAATTTTTCCAAAATTGTGGGGAATGTTCGTATTCACTCACAGTACAATGTGCCAATTCATGAATCAGAACGTGAAATATCTCATTCGGTTTACCATCTAGACACACGACTATTTCACCACCTTTGTTTGTATTGGAACCCACAGAACCCCGCATTCGTTTCATACCTGTCAGGGGTATGGTTCTATGAAGCATGTGATACTTTTCGTTATTTGTTTCACGAAGGTGTTTCCTGAGGATGGTATATTTTTCCTTAACCTCGATAAGTTCCTTTGGTTGCCTGGTATAATAAAGAACTACCAGATTGATTATCAATAATAGCGCGAGTGTTCTCATCTCTTATATACAAAGATAAATTTACTATAGAGTTCCGATATGGGATTCCCGGTGAGACCCTCCCAAAGTTCTAAACTAAATCCCAATTCTTCTAGATGTGTTATCAACAAGTCTTTGAAAGCCACGGGTTCTGATTTTGGTCCATCCGCATAATAAGGTGTATCGACCAGATTTACAAATAACTTTTCACCGAAACCACCATTTCCATGGTCTTTGAGTTTGAAAAAATTACCACTTTCATCCATGAGTGGTGTTTTAAAAATTATTTTTTCAGAATCTGGGATGATGCCCATGAGAATACCACCTGGTTTTACCCGTTTCCTTATTTCGTGTATCGAACTAAAAAACAAATTCTTCGTTGCAAATATATAGTGTAAAGAAAAATTGAAACACACAACATCAAATTTTCTATTTGGGCAATTATGAATGTCACCCTCATAGAAATTGACGCGCATATGCATATTTTTAGCGCGGGAACGAGCTTCCACGAGGGCTGATGGTTCGGGGTCACACATGTTAATGTTCACTCCACATTTCGCCCATTTTTGAAGATCTCCACCAAACCCGCAACCTACATCGAGAATATGTTCTCCTTCTTTTGATACCATTTGTATTAGATTTCTCTTGGCGTCATTGTGGTTTTTGCGAATCTTTTCCATGAATATAGAAGAGCTTAAAACTTTAATTTGAATATAGAATATGAAACCATTTATTAAATGGGTCGGTGGAAAAACTCAAATTATTGAAGATGTCTTAGGTTCTTTTCCTACAAAAATTAACAATTATCATGAAGTATTCGTCGGTGGTGGAAGTGTTCTTCTATCGGTCCTGTCCAAAGGTCTCGCGAATGGTAAGGTGTGTGCATACGACCTTAACGGGTCCCTGATAGCCCTGTATCAGAATATTCAGACACAACCAGACGTGGTACATAAACATCTACAGAAGATGTTCAACGAATACGACAAGTGTTCAGGTACCGAAGTTAATCGCGAACCCAAAACACTAAAAGAAGCCAAACAGGCGAAAGAAAATTATTATTACTGGACGAGAAAGAAGTTTAATTTAAATAAGGAAGAAACGGCTGAGCGTTCAGCTATATTTCTATTTTTGAATAAAACGTGTTTTAGAGGTGTGTATCGAGAAGGACCTAATGGGTTTAATGTACCGTATGGACATTATAAAACCACACCTAAAATTATTACTAAAGAGGAACTTTTAAAGGTGAGTGACCTTATCAAAGACGTACACTTTAGACGATGTGATTTTCGTGAAGCATTTAAGGAAGTAGAAAAGGGTGATTTTGTGTATCTCGACCCACCATACGCACCAGAGACAAAAACATCCTTCGTAGGATATACAAAGGATGGATTCGGAATCAAGGACCACGAAGATTTATTCAATTTAACTAAGACATCTGGGGTTGATTTTGTGATGAGTAATGCTAAGGTAGATATGGTTACAAATACATTTTCTGATTACAATATAAAAGACGTGAAAGCACGTCGAGCTATAAACAGTAAAAATCCTGAATCTACGACGACTGAAGTACTTGTTTCGTCATCCACTCAAAAATAGCATCTTCGTTGACACCATAAAAAGCTGGGTAAATTGTCCACCTATTATCTCGAATATGAACTTTCCATGTTGAGCCCATTTGTTTCGCGAAAAACACTGGTATCCCATGTTTTTCGTTAAACTTAATAGCAATTTCATATTTTTTCTGGCGTCCAAACCACCAATCGTTAACAATAAACATCATATGAACTTTTTCAACACTGGGATACAGTTGTTTGTACTCCTCAAGTAGGCATGGTCCCGCGCGAATCTTTTCATCCACGGAGCCACTCACAATCTGGTGTTTTGCTTCGATGATGAATAGTGTTTTTTTGTCATCGCTCACGAACGCTCCATCGGGCTTCTTTTTGTGTTCCCAATACGGATCTTTGAGGTCTTTCATAAACTCGACGAATTGGTCTTGGTCAATGTACGTAAACGTACGGTCTCCAATTATGTGTCTACCCGTGGGACGGAAACAATCCTCGAAGGGTTTTCCACTTGCATTGGTGTTCGCACCTCCTGTACCACCGGTCTTCATTTTATGGAATAATCAGATTGATTTCTTTAGGTTCGATCGGTTCACTTAGGTGCCAATTCCATAAATAATAGTACACAAACCCGTTTCCTTTGATGAATTTTTCCTTCTCGAGTGTTTCTGTACACACACCCACCTCGGCACTGTTGAAAACATGGAAACCAAGATTTCGGGCGATGAGAAAGGCGTCGTTGTACACATCACCCACTATGAAAAATCTATATACTTGATTTATAGTTCCCGATCCGTCTCGACGTTCATACGGAATATCATAGAATGAGATGAAATCGTTTGTGGTGTCGTTCACGTATGAATGAATAGGTAGAACAACTCGTTTCACGTATTCTTCTGTGATGACCGGAGCTATCTTAGATTCCTTTACGTGTTCTTTGAGTATCGAAGTTACTTTTGGTACATCTTCTATGTTCATTTTTCTCCATACATGTTTGCACGGACCTCGAATATCGTAAAACTTTTCACGGAGTCGATTCGTTTGGTGGAATCCAGTCTTTACGAGATGTTTCACATCTAAGAACCTATGCCAATAACAGGATTTAGTGATGGGTGTAGGAATCTTTGTGACGGCTGTATAAATAGCCTGCCAAATACCTCTCTTATTCGCTCGACGCTTAATTTCAGTTATGAGAAGTGGTGCGAGTCTCGCTGAGCGATACGATGGATGCACACACAGGTAATCAATTTGGGTCATTTTATGTTCCTTCCCTTCTACATTCACGTCCAAAGGTGTACTGGATATGTACCCCACCAACTCTTTCGTGTCGATCTTTCGAATACAAATACTATCATCTATAGACCATTTAAGACCTTCAACCGTGTACGCTAATTTAAACTGTCCGTGTACTACGTAGTATTCTCTTAAAAATTCACACGCTTCTTTCATGTTACACGAAGACCATACAAGTCCTTCTGGAAGTTTTGTTGTCTTTTTTGTGATATCACGAGACTCATCTATTTCACCGGGTTTTGTACCTTCTCGAGGTACGGGTTGTTTATCCCAGTACTCGTGCATTTACATAGATAATAGCTTAAAGTTTTAAGCCTATGTATAAATATAATGTCCCTTGAACAAGATTATACCACCGTACCCGGTCAAATCTACGCGTGTCTCTCTATCGTTGGTCCAGATGCACCCCAAAAGAATGATAAATTTGGTATCAAGATTCGTGGTGCTTTTGCCAACCGTGACGAGGCTGCCAATCACGCCAAGCGCCTCCAAAAGGAGGATCCCACGTTTGATATCTACGTCGTAGATATGTATAAGTGGCTTCTCATTCCCCCCGATTCTGCAAAGATTGAGGATGTTCATTATACGAACGAGAAGTTAGAGGAAATTATGTCTGGATACAAGGAGAACCAGGCCCAGGCTGCTCGTATGTTCCAGGAACGTAAGCAGGGTATGATGGACACAAAGACTGGATACACACCGGGTGACGAGAATTCTAAATTCTACACGAAACCTGATGAGGCTCCAATTTCTCACCCCGCTGAGGTTCTTGAGCGACTTAAGAAGGAAAAACCTGGTACTTCTATGGAGGAACTGGTTAAGGAGGCTGACGAAATCGTAAATGAAGAGATGAAGGAGCGACAGAGGAAGCGCGAGGAGGACGCCGCTAAGGCTGAGGCGTCGACCGAGGCAAAGGATGAGGAGGCAAAGGAGGCGGGAGAACCCGAGGTTTCTTCCGCGTAAATAATATTCATATACAATAAAACAAAATGATTAGGATTATCATCACGATACTCCTAGTCGGAGCTTTCTTTATTTTGTTTTTTAAACCAAAATACGATTTAAAAAACAAAACAGTTTCTGAACCATCTACTACAAAAGGGTTTGTTGAAGATACATACAGGGGTCCCATTACGGATAGGTTTGTACCCCCTAAATACGGTGACATAGGAACGTTTGTTGCTTACTCTGGTGTTCCAGAGGAACACTGGTTAAATGGATTTCCACAGGATCCGTCGACACCTGAAAGTTATGAAGATTCTGATACCAAACTGTCAAGACGTATACGTGATTTAAGTAAATAGTTAGGTATACCTGAGTATCACTGGCTGCATAGTCTTGCCCATAAAAAACCCTAAAAGAAAAACAGCAAACGCGATTATCCACGTAGATTTATCAATGTTCGTGAATATATCGATTTTTGCATTTTGCTGAGGTGGAGGAGGTGGATAATTCATTTCACTTGGATGAAAATAATACGGCTGGTCTTCAACTATCTCCTGCTTTTCTTGTTCAATTTCTTGATTTAAAGGATCTATAGTGGGATTGTACTCGATGGGATTACCAATATCAGTTTCCATTTCTAATATAGATTTTGTTTTTTTTAAGCTGATTCTTCCTCACTCTCACTCTCATCATCTACCACGAAATCCTTGAGATTACCATTTTCATCAGCGTCTTCGTCATAATCATCATCACTACCTTCTTCTGAGTTATACTCGTCTTCAGTATCAATTACTGAATCATCTTCAAAATCTTCATGATCATCTGTAGCATAATCGTCGTCTAATACGGTTTCTACCGGTATATAAAGAACGGGCTTCTTTATCACTCTACCAAAGCGAGAACGAGTCATTTATACTTTAACCGTTGTTCTGTTTAAGTATCTTTAGGGTGAAGTTTATTAGTTATTTTAGGGAATAAGATGTGAGTTCTTCCGGTATTTTTCTTACATATTGGACATTTTTGTTTTATTTTGTTTTTAGTGATGATGTACGACATAGTTTTATTTTCGTGTACACCAGAAATAGTTTCACAATAATTAGAGGTGGTTAACACTAAAAAATTATTATTATTTCGTGTTACATTAACTACGTGTGTATCATCACTACATTTCATATTCGTATTAATGAAGTTTTCAAGATCTGGTTTTACGTCCATCTGTTTAATTTCTGGTTTTTCTATGATTTTTTTTATTTCGGGACACTTTGTGAGTGTTTCCTTTTTAGGGTACAGTTTATCAATAATGTCATTTGTTAGTTTATGTCTTCTACCACAGAAGTGTTCACAAAAGCCATCACGTCTTCCCTTGATTGTTTCATGTCGACTGAAACATTTTTGGAGAATGAACTGTCCGCTTATGATGAACCATACATGATTCGACCCATGATTTCTTTTTACGTTTTCACAATATCTAGAATTTGTCGCTGCGAAATATGTTTCTTTGTTTTTGAATAGTTTAGTGATGTATGCACCATCTTGACCCTCCATATTTTTTCGAATAAATGTTTCTATTTTGTGTTTCAATTCTTCATCATATATTTCATTATTCATTTGTTCATCTGAAAAGGAATTTTCTTTGATTTTCAAAGATACAGAAGGTGGCTCTACCGTAACGGTTTTGGGTGCATCGGTTCGAACGGCTGACATTTTAAGAATTTCAACGGTTGGGTCCTGACCTATTCTCGTGAGAGAACCAACTTTGTATATGAAAACAGGAAGATACGCCAGTTGGTCTACTCTACCATTATCACAATCTTTACACCCTTTACCATCGCATGCTTCATGTTTTGCTCGTTTATACGACCATGGCATTCTAAATCCACTCCCCTTTGTCTTTCTACGTGCGTCACCGTATACAGATGAATCGATAATCTCATTCCAATCCATATTACTCTTAAATTTCGAGAGGGACACGAGAATATGTTCGCGGAGTGAGATGGCAGATATCTGATCAACCACAAAATTGGGCCAATTGAGGTGTACACCAGTTTTAATTAAGTCACCTGACGGTTTAGGTTGTGACACAGAAACGAGACATTCTTTACCACCGTGGAACTTTACCGTCTCACAAATAACTTTAGAAATATCCTGAATCTCATCTATTCCCAGGGGTTCTGGGTGTTTATAATCGATATCCACGAAAAAGTTATACGTCTCACTCTTTTGTTCGACGACGTAAATCCTTTCTCCTGATTTTACAGCCTTAATATACATATCGTAAAATTCATTCAATCTATCAAACGGCACAGAGAGTTTACCTCCGTCCATGAGCACATGTGATAGATTGGTAGCATTATTGAATTTTTGCGACCAATTCTTAAACATACCTTATTATTGTTCATCATCTCTAAACCACTTCATACATGATACGTCCTGATACTCCTTTGTTTTAGAAAGTTCCTTCTTAAAGGTTAACAATTCATATACTGTTTTTTCTTCATTTTGTTTGAGCCATTCCTGAATTTCCT